TATGCAAAAGATAAAATAGTTAGTCTAAGGAGAATATAATGGCGGCATCACAATACAGAACAGCAAGAAGAAGAGTAACCGATGCCTTAGTAAAACAATTACAATTGATTGATGGGAACCACCCATTTAACTCAAATGTATTTAATAATGTTCATTCAGGAATGATATTTTTAGATGAAATACAGGAATACCCGAAAATTTGCGTGGTACCTACAGATGAAACTAGAGAATATCAACCAAATGAATTTAAGTGGAGATTCTTGAATTTAGACGTAAGAGTTTATGTCGAAGATCAAGAAGACCCGCAAGAGGTCTTAGCTCAATTAATGGAAGACATTGAAAGAGTAGTAGACAACAATGATGTTTTGACTTATGATGATACTGTAAGTCCAAACTTAACAACGACTTCCTTAACGATAGAGTCAATAAGTACTGATGAAGGAGTATTAACACCACTTGGAATCGGAGAAATGACACTAACGTGTAGGTACTAAAAGAAATTACAAACTGATAAATATCTAGATTTGTACTTTCAAAGAAAATAATAGGAGAAAGCAATGGCTTTAAATCTATCAAGAAATACTAAAGTATTTGTAAGCTCTGTAAATGGAGTTGGTTCAACAGGCGGGGTAAAAACTTGTCATGTAACTACTGCAGGTTCTAATTATGCTGTAGGAGACATTGTAACACTAGGTACAACTAGTGGAAGTGGTGTAAACTTTAAATGTATAATAGCATCTATTACTGGAGGCGGTGCAACTGGCCCAGTAGCAAGCGTAAATATACCAAATAACTTTAGAGGTAGTGGATTCGTAGTAGATGAAACTGCAACAGAAAGCGCAGTAGAAAATTATGCTGGTACTGATAACTCAAGTGCAACTGGACTAGTTGTAACTGTCGACTCAGTAGCAGGAACAACAACAACTGATGGAGCAAGAACAGGAACAGGATTATTCAAAGGAAACGAAGTAGATTGTAATACATTCAGATTGGGTGTGTTAGATGGATATAGTTTCTCACAAGGAAGTGATTCAACTGATGTTACTATATCAGAAGCAGGTGCTACGCCAAGTAGGGGTTCAAAAACCTTTAATGACTCGTTACCACCAGCAGAATGGTCATTTGGTACTTATGTACGACCATTTGTTCACGGAACTAACAGTTTCAGAAACGCATTAGACCATGATTGTGTAGAAAACATACTATGGGCAGCTTTATCAGGTACAGTGTTACCAGGTGATGCAGCAGCAAACGGACGTGGTGTAGTAGTAGGAACTACTGCTCAAGGCGGTTCAGTTTGTAATTTTGAAAAATCAGATGTTCACGAACTTATGAAACTAAATCTATTCTTTGCATTAGAGAATACAACATACAGATTAAATGGTGCTCAGGTTAACCAAGCAGAAATAGACTTTTCTATCGATGGTATTGCACAGATTACATGGTCTGGTAATGCAACAACTATTGACCAAGTAGGAGAGGCTATAGAAGATCCTTCTAAGTATATAATACAAGATACTAATGAAGCTTCACCAACTGTAGGAACTACCGATACTTTTGTAGAAACTTACAATTATGCAGATACAACAGGTCCAAGTGACGCTGACTATCTAAGAAACAAATTATCTACTTTATATCTAGATTCTGATTTACAAGGCGGTGGTTCAGCCACTCAAGGTCTTGATGACAGAACTTATGATATTAATATTACTGGTGGCTCTATAACTATTGCCAATAACGTTACTTATGTAACACCAGAAACTATTGGTATTGTAGATAAACCAATCGGCTCATTTACTGGTGCTAGGGTAATTAGTGGTTCTTTAACCATGTACCTTGACACAAAACCAAATGGTTCAAACCAATTAATGACTGACTTAGCAAACGCTACCGACCTAGTAACAAACGTCTTTGACATGAGACTTTACATGGGTGTAGCTGGTGCTGTTGGGTCAGACGGTGATGCCATGGGAAGTGATGATTTCACTGCTCCAGGTGTCGAATTTAATATGCCAAAAGCTCACATACAGGTTCCTGTAATTGAGGTTGGCGACTTGATTTCTGTCTCATTAGACTTTTCCGCACACGGAACTAACTTATTAACAGGAGACGAACTCAAAGTGAAATACTTAGGAAGCACATCTCATACTCAAACAGGGTATGCAAGTACTGGTGCTAGAGCACTAGACGCTTAAGTATAATGTCGCATAGTTTTCTCAAGGAGAGTAAGCTATATATAGTTTATGGCGGTAACAAGTATAGAATTTATACTAATGCCGCCTTAAGCTTTTCCCAAACATTTGCGGAAGATTCGTACCCAGTAAAGACTTTGCACGATCAATCAAAAATGTTTCAGGGGTCAACTATAACAAAAGCCAATCCGGCCGAGTTTAGTTTTGAAGTACCTTTAACAGAGGAGAAAGATGAGTCTATTGTCATGGACTTAATAACTGATTTAGTTGCTACTAGTGAATCTAATATAGAAGCACAGCAATTAAAATCATTTGATATGTATGTTCAGACAGGAAGCAGTACTTTTAAAATTGAAAACTGCGTAATTACAACGGGTAATTTTTCTTTTAACCCAAGAGCACAATTTAAAGTTGTAATACAAGGACAAGGAACAAAACTAACAAGAGCTGGAGACGAAAGTTATAGCATTCCAGGAAGTACTCAATCTGAGTCTTCCACAAGAACGCCTTTACTAACTTACCCAATAGTCACTGTAGATAGCTTAAATATGAATAGTATTATAGGAGTTAATTTACAAATACAAAATGATGTAGAGTGGTTAGCATTTGAAACCCTCCAAGACAGTTTATCAGTTACTAATTCAAGTAATGCAATGTTTCCTAGTGCATATATGATATCTAGTAGAGTTGTTTCGGGAGCAATTCAACAATATCAAACCGATAATAATATAACACAATTTGATGATTTTAGTACTAATAGTAACTTATCAATAACAGCTAAAAAATCTAGTAATACTGATTTTTGGAAAATAAATCTAAATCCAGTAATGTATACAGCAAGAGTAGAAACTTCTGAAATTTATACACAAAGCTATGATTTTAGGTCTTTAGATAATACTGCATTAGCAACAAGAATCACAACATATTCATAGGAGAATATAAAACATGGAATTAAAAAACTTACTAGTGGATAGTAAAACCACTTGGGTTGAGTTTCCAGGACTCGACGACTTTGAAGTCGAATTAGCAAACTTATCCCGAAAAGAACTCGTTAATCTTAGAAAAAGATGCGTGTCAAATAAATTTAATAGAAAAACAAGAGCGTTTGAAGAATCTTTAGACGAAAATAAATTTGTAGAAGAGTTTTCAAAAGCAACCGTAAAAGGTTGGAAAGGCTTAAAACTAGGCTACTTAGAAGATATACTATTAGTAGATATTTCTGGACAAGACCCAGAAATGTTAATGGAATATACAGAAGAAAATGCAAAATTATTGGTTGAAAATTCGCAAGATTTTGATAACTGGCTCAATGAGGTAGTCTTTGATTTAGAAAATTTTCGTAGCCAAAAACAAGAAGAAGTTAAAGAAAAAACTACAGCTGTTTCTTGATCATGAAGGAATAGGCATGACCAAAGACCAATACTTACGTATGGTCGAACAAACTGGAGAAGAAATAGACTGGGATAAATGTCCCCCTGAGGCAGATGATTTTCCTCAACTAATTTTAGATACTATGAATATCTATAATAGTTTAGGAAATAGAATGTATCCTGAAATAGGGTACATGGGGAAAGATTTTACAAATTTTTCATTTTTAACAAAACTATATGGAATAGAAGAACACCAACATGAATATCTAATGGAGTTACTACTCTTTTTAGATTCTCAAGCAATCGATGCCTCTCAAAAAAGAATAAAGGCAGAATACGATAAAATAAAGAAAAAATAACTAATGGCAGATAATAAAATTATTATAGAAATCTTAACCGATGATAAAGGCTCGGCTAAAAAAGCGTCGCTTAAACAACAAGATTTACAAAAACAAGTTAAAAAAACTGGAGACCAGTATAAAGAAACTGGTAAACAGGCTGGTAACTATAATAAAAAAGAAAAAGCTTTATATCAAGGTAATTTATCAACTGCTAAAGGTTTTTCAAAAATGAAAGAAACTATGGGGTCTGGTTCTTCAGGCCTTGTTGGAGCGTATGCTACACTAGCCGCTAACGTCTTTGCTGCAACAGCAGCTTTCAATGCCTTAAGAGGCGCAGCCCAGGTAAAAACACTTGTAGAAGGATTTACTTTCTTAGGTAATGCTGCGGGTCAAACTTCTATGCAAATAGCACAAGGTTTGAGAGAAATCACAGGAAATGCAGTATCTTTAGAAGTAGCTTTAAGATCTTCTGCTATAGCTTTAACTTCAGGATTTAATACAGACCAAATAGCAGGATTAGCTGAAGTAGCTAAAAATGCTTCAATCGCACTAGGTAGAAATATGGCAGATTCTATCGACAGATTATTTAGAGGGGTTGCAAA